CACAATTTAAATGAACTAGAAAAGTCAGATCGAAGTATGGGAAAGGACGCGAGATGGTCAAAAAGAAGACCAAAACTCCTCGAACTCCCGAGGAAGCTGAGCGATTAGCGATCAGTGCTGCCATGGAACTTGCGACACAGCAGATTCTTGATGGTACTGCGAGCAATTCGATGATCATTCATTTTCTAAAGCTGGGCTCCAGTCGTGAAAGACTTGAGCAGGCTCGCCTTGAGGCAGACACGACTCTTGCTCGAGCCAAGGTTTCAGCACTTGAGTCGGCTGCTCGTACCGAGGAACTGGTTCAGGAAGCACTGGCAGCTTTCAAGGTATATTCTGGAGATTCAGATGCGGAGCTATGACGAACTCAGACACCTACACACATTCGAAGAACGTCTCGAGTATCTATCACTCGATGGAGCATTTTTCGGAGAGACCTTTGGTGGATCCAGGTGGATGAATCAGAGTTTCTACCAAAGCGATATTTGGCGAGAGGCTCGCACCCAAGTTATCGCGAGAGATCTTGGATGCGATCTCGGTCTTGAGGGCTATGAGATTCACGACGGCATTGTTGTGCATCACATCAATCCTTTGACGCCTCGTCAGTGCGAGAGTTTCGATCCATGCATGTGGGACACCAACAATCTCATATGCGTCAGTCGAGATACTCATAATGCAATCCACTACGGAACCAAGGCGTTGGCTCTCGACGACTTCAATCCGAGGTCACCCGGCGATACAAAACTATGGTAGGAGGCTAAATGTCGATTCTACATGACACAAAGACCTACCTCGGGTTGATGGAGGATGACACTTCATTTGATAGCGAAGTTATGGACGCCATTGACAATGCTTTGGCCACCGCGACTCAGCTAAACCACGAAGTTGGCGACCTATCGTCCGAGGCAGATTATCCCGCTACGACTCTTGGACGGATCCTACGTCAGTATGTGAACTTCTCGGTTCGACTGATGTTCGATCCGCCGCAGACCTCATTTGCTATCAAGGCAGTTGAGGCTTTGCAGAAAGAGGCGGAGTGGCGACTGACCATTCAATGATGGGAGAAAACCATGAGCGAAGAAACTCTGTCTCACTACGGCGTCCTCGGCATGAAGTGGGGCGTCCGTAAGAAGACGGAAAGCTCCGGCGGAGTCGGACTTCGATCCGTCGAGGAGAAGAAGAAGATTGGTGAAGCCGTCAACGCTGAGGCCTTCCGAAAGGAACGCGCCAAGGCTGAGAAGGCTGCTGAGAAGGAACGCAAGAAGCACGAGTCTGAACTCAAGAAGGCCGCTAAGGCAGCAGCTGCTGCGGCCAAGAAGGCTGCTTCCGCCGCTAAGAAGGGCGCCAAGGCTGCCTCTCAGAAGCACGCCGCCAACAAGGCTGCACGTGCGGAGAGGGCTGCCGAACGGGCTCGCAAGAAGCTCGAAAATCAGAAGCTGAAGGAAGCTCGCAAGGCTGAAGCTGATCGCAAGAAGAAGCAGAAGGAAGCCGAGCGCGCCGAGAAGAAGCGTATCGCGGATGAGAAGAAGGCCGCTAAGGAAGCTGAGAAGAAGCAGAAGGAACTTGAGAAGCAGAAGATTCCTAAGGGTGGTATTCCAGCCGACCTGCGAAAGGAAGCTCCTCGACGTCTCTCGTCTACGGATCTGATCGAGCAGAACAAGCGGCTCAATCTTGAGAAGCAGAACTACGAACTCAAGCAGAAACTCAAGGAGTACGAGAGTCAAAATAGGAGCGTTCTCGCCAAGACTGCTGATCTATTCGTCGACGAGGCTCGAAAGAATCTGACGAAGTATGCGGCAAAGACTGCTACCGACATGCTCACAGCGGCTCTTGATGCCAAGCTTAAGGGTACTGAGTATGAAGGTATCGCGTCAATGGCTAAGACGTCAATCAACCTCAATGCCATCATCGAGAATGCCGTTTCTTCGAAGGATAAGAAGGATAAGAAGAAGGACAAAAATTAGGCATGGCACTATCGAACACTGCCACACCTAAGTATTATGCCCAGTTCCGCGAAAAGGTCCTAGCTGGAGAGATTCCAGTATCGCACACCATCGAGATGGAGATGAATCGGATTGACGACTTGATCGCCAACCCAAGATACTTCTACGACGATGGTGCTATCGACGGATTCATCGCTTTCTGCGAGAATGAGATGACTCTTGTTGATGGCAGCGACCTGACTTTGCTGGATTCATTCAAGTTATGGGCTGAATCACTCCTTTCGTGGTTTTACTTCGAGAAAGTGACGAAGTTCGTCCCTGACGAAACTGGCCACAACGGTCGATATGTTCAGGTCGACATTAAGAGACGCTTAGTCAACAAGCAATACCTCATTATCGCGCGAGGCGGGGCAAAGTCCATGTATATGTCCCTTATCCACGCCTACTTCCTGACCATCGACCCCACCACAACTCACCAAATTGCCACAGCACCCACTATGCCACAGGCTGAAGAGACACTGTCTCCGTTCAAGACCGCTATTACACGCAGTCGAGGGCCTCTGTTCAAATTCCTGTCAGCGGGGACCGTTCACGCAACAGTCGGTATCAAAGCTAATCGATCTCTGCTCTGCCCAACCAAGAAGGGAATCGAGAACTTCTCGACAAACTCTCTTCTCGAGGTCAGACCCATGAATGTTGATAAACTTCAGGGTTTGAGAACTAAGGTGAACACAATCGATGAATGGCTATCTGGCGATGTTCGTCAGAACGTCATCTCTGCTCTCGAGCAGGGCGCGTCGAAACTCAACGACTGGATCATCGTTGCGGTCTCGTCCGAGGGTACTGTCCGAAACGGCGTCGGAGATTCCATCAAAATGGAATTACTTTCGATCCTTAAGGGCGATTACTACGACCCACACTCGTCTATCTGGTATTATCGACTGGATGATGTGTCTGAGGTTGGAGATCCTAACATGTGGATTAAGGCCCAACCAAACATTGGGAAGACAGTGTCTTATGACACATACCAACGAGATGTCGCTAGGGCAGAGAATGTCCCATCAGCGAGGAATGACATCCTGGCAAAACGATTCGGCATTCCGTGTGAGGGATACACGTACTTCTTCAAGTACGAAGAAACCATCCCTCACAACCCGCGAGAGTTCTGGCAAATGCCATGTGCCATGGGTGCAGACCTTTCTCAAGGTGACGACTTCTGTGCATTCACGTTCTTGTTCCCATTGTCCACTGGTGACTTCGGGGTCAAGACTCGAGCGTACATTACTACGCGTACGTTCGACAAGCTTCCGGCTGCTGGACGTGCGAAGTACGAGTCGTTCATACGAGAAGGTTCGCTCCAGGTCATGGATGGAACGATCCTGGACATGATTGAAGTCTACAACGATCTTGACGAATACATCTTGAGGTCTGAGTATGACGTTCGCGCGTTTGGGTACGATCCATACAACGCTAGAGAGTTCGTTGAGAGATGGACGACCGACAACGGCCCCTATGGTATCCACAAAGTCATTCAGGGCGCGCGAACTGAGTCAGTACCGTTGGGGGAACTCAAGAGTTTGGCGGAAGATCGGAGACTCATCTTCGATCAAGAGCTATTCTCATGGGCAATGGGTAACACCATCACCCTTGAGGACACCAACGGCAACCGCAAGATCATGAAGAAACGAATGGATCTCAAGATCGACTCGGTCGCTGCGCTCATGGATGCGTGGGTCGCATACAAACAGCAACTCGATGACTTCAACTAACGAGAGGAGGTAATATGGGTATTATGTCACGGTTGGCTCGGGCATGGAATGTGTTCGCGCATGATCGCCCAGATCGTTACAAGAATAGTAATTACAGCGAATACCGCCCAAGCTACCGTTCTATCGGATCTACAAACCTGGTCCAAACGCTATACAACAAGATTGCGCTGGACGTCGCGAACACTCCAATTCGCCATGTGAAGGTAGATCAAAATGGTAGGTACGACAGCGAGAAGGATTCATCTCTGAACGAATGCTTGTCTCTGATGGCAAACATCGATCAGACTTCGAACGCTCTTATCTACGAGCTCGTCTATACAATGCTGGAAACTGGTAGCGCAGCTCTGGTTCCGGTCGATACCGACACCGCTCTGAACGAGGAAGGATCATTCGATGTCCTTTCTCTCCGAGTTGGACGAATCGAGAGTTGGTATACCGACTCAGTCGATGTGAATCTGTATAACGACCGTAGCGGTAATCGAGAAACGATTCGTATCTCGAAGAACTCTGCCGCAATCGTGTACAGTCCGCTCTATGACGTTACTGCTAGTAACAGCTCGTTGGCCAACCGACTTGCTCGAAAGCTCGATGCTCTAGACGCCATCGACAATTCTGCTCTCGGTAAGAAGTTGGATCTGATCATTCAGCTCCCATACTCGGTTCGAGGCGAACTGCGACAGCAGCAAGCCGAAACGCGTCGAGAAGCTATCGAACAGCAGCTCCGAAATTCGGAGATTGGTGTGGCATACGTTGACGGAGCTGAGAAGATCACACAGCTCAACCGCCCTGTTGAGAACAATCTGCTCGATCAGGTCAAATACCTTTCGGAGCAGCTTTACAATGCACTCGGTTTTACCGAGAGCGTGTTCAACGGTACAGCCGATGCTGAGACTAATCTGTCGTACTACAACCGGACGGTCAAGCCGATTCTTGATACGATCACGAAGTCGGCAACAATGGTCTTCCTGACCAAGACCGCTCGATCTCAGGGTCAGAGGATCATCTATGTGAGGGATCCGTTTGCGGCAACCTCGCTCGACAGCATCGCATCGATGGCTCAGACGTTCATCACCAACCAGGTCATGACGCCAAACGAGATCAGGTCGATCATCGGCTTGCCGCAGTCCACCGATCCCAAGGCCGATCAATTGGCAAATCCGTACACGTCATCCGCAAATGCGGATCAACGGTCAAACAACGACCAGGAGGTTCAAAATGGCAGCGCCTAATGACGTCGCCGACTTCGACGGATGGGCAACCGTCGCAGGCATCAAGTGCTCCGATGGGCGAGTTATCTCTCATCATGCATTTGAACAGAACGATGGGGCTGTCGTCCCTCTCGTCTGGCAGCACGGTCACGACAACGTGACTAATGTACTCGGGCACGCCCAGCTCGAGAAGAAGGCTGAGGGTGTGTACGCCTATGGATTCTTCAACGGATCTCAGCAGGCAGAACACGCTCGTGAACTGATTGAGCATGGCGACGTCACTGCCATGTCGATCTTCGCGAACAACCTCAAGCAGGACGGCAATGTTGTCAAGCACGGCAACATCGTCGAGGTGTCGCTCGTCCTTAAGGGCGCCAACCCAAAGGCGACGATTGAGAACGTCACAATGGCTCACTCCGATGGCGAGGGTTACTCCGCGATCATCAAAATGGGTGACGGAGACGTGTCTCACGAAGACTTCGAGGGCTCCGAGGAATCGGACTCCGAAGATGAGTCCTCTGGCGAGGACAAGACCATCGGTGAGATCCTTTCCACACTCACCGAAGAGCAGCTCGAGGCTGTTAATTACCTCATTGCTGCAGCCATCGATGGGGAGTCTGAAGACTCCGAAGAGACCAACGAAGAAACTGAGGAAGATATGAAGCACAATGTCTTTGAGGGCGACAAGACCTCCGAGAACACCCTGTCTCACGCAGCTTTCGCTGAGCTGGTTGAGACCGCCAAGCGAAACAACACCACTCTGCTCGACGAGCTGAAGCACGCCGATTACGGCATCGAGAACATCGGCTACCTCTTCCCGGATGCCAAGAGCATCACAGATGAGCCCATCACTCTCGACCGTGATCAGTCTTGGGTTTCCGTCGTCATGAACGGAACCAAGCACTCTCCGTTCGCCCGCATCAAGTCGGTCCTTGCGGACATCCGTGACGACAAGGCCCGAGCTAAGGGTTACGCTAAGAAGGCTCAGAAGAAGACTGAAGAGGTCATCAAGCTTCTGACCCGTACGACGTCGCCCACGACCATCTACAAGAAGCAGAAGCTCGATCGCGACGACATCGTCGACATCACCGACTTCAATGTCGTCTCGTGGCTCAAGAACGAGATGAAGGGTAAGCTCAACGAGGAAATCGCTCGCGCTATCCTGATTGGCGATGGTCGTACGATCACGGATCCCGACCGAGTCGACGACGAGGCCATTCGCCCCATCCTCAAGGAGAATGACCTCTATGCCATTCACAAGTCGCTCGAGGCCAACACCACGGATGAGACTCTTGTGGACGACATCGTCCTGGCATCGGCCGAGCTTGAGGGCTCCGGCTCTCCGACGCTCTTCATTGCGAAGAAGCGCCTGGTCAAGATGCTTCTCCTGAAGGACAAGAACGGTCGCCGTCTGTACGAGACCGAGGCATCCCTTGCCGGTGCTCTTGGCGTGTCCAAGATCGTGACCATCCCTCAGTTCGAGGGCCTGGAGCACGAGATCAAGGGCGCCAACCACGAGCTTCTGGCTATCGTGGTCGACCTGCGCGACTACACCATTGGTTCGAACGCCGGTGCGGAGCTCGGTATGGCCGAGTCCTTCGACATCGACTTCAACCAGTACAAGTACCTGATGGAGACCCGTCTTTCGGGCTCTCTGACGGCACCGTACTCGGCCCTGACGATCTCTCGTAAGAAGGCGTGATCTCATGTCGAGGTTTAGCGGCAAGCTAGGCTTCGTGATGACGCGTGAGACGGAGGAAGGTGTTTGGCTTGAGGACACTGTCGAGCTCAAGGCTAAGGGGACTATTCGTAGTCTCTATGTCAGGAATGACAACTCGTCTTCTGCCAACACCAACCTCCGTCTTACGAACGAGATCAGCATCCTAATGGATTCGAAGATCGTAGCCTACCTCGAGACTCTGAAGTACGTAGTATGGAAGGGTTCAAAATGGGAGGTACAGTCCATCGGCGTGAACTATCCACGGATGACCATCAATCTAGGCGGTCTGTATGCGCACGTATAGAGACCTCCTACACATGCTTCAGCAAGCGGTCCAACACAACCGGGTATATTTCCAGCCTCCAGAGAACCTGAAGATCGGATACCCGGCGGTTGTCTTCCACTTGTCGAAGATAGAAATTGACCATGCTTCCGACGTACCTTACAAGGGTGCTAAGGAATACTCGGTCACTCTCATCACCAAGGATCCAGAGCCAGACGTGATCGACGAAATCCTCAAGATCCCGTATTCGTCTTTGGATACGACATATATCTCGGACGGAATGAACCATTTCGTCTTCACGGTTTACCTTTAAGGAGGGTATCTTATGGCACAGATCAAGTGGGACGAAGAGGGCTCCCATTTCTATCACACTGGCGTTAACAAGGGCGTTCTGTTCCCCTTCGATAACGCTCAGAACCGTTACGGCACTGGCGTCGCTTGGAACGGTCTGAAGACTGTCACGGAGACTCCGGAGGGCGACGAGTCCTCGGACATCTATGCTGACAATCTGAAGTACCTCACCCTGATGTCGGCTCCGTCGTTCAAGTTCACGATCGAGGCCTACACCTACCCCGATGAGTTCGCCATCTGTGATGGGACCGCTCAGCTGGTTAAGGGTGTTAACCTCGGTCAGCAGCCGCGTACGCGCTTCGCGTTCTCCTACTGCACGAAGCTGGGCAACGACACCAAGGGTGATGCCTACGGCGAACTGCTGCACATCATCTACGGCGCGACCGCGGCCCCTTCCGAGCGTGCGTACAACACGGTCTCTGACTCTCCCGAGGCGATCTCGTTCTCCTGGGAGTGCTCGACCGTTCCTGTCCAGGTGGATGGCTTCCAGCCGGTCTCCGTCGTCACGGTCGACTCGTCCAAGCTCGACGCGGCGAAGTACAAGAAGCTCACCGACAAGCTGTATGGTATTTCGGCCGGTGGCGGTTCCCCTGCTACCCCGACGCTGGTCATGCCTAACGAGCTGCGTACGCTTCTGGCGTGATCTCTCTCACGCTTGAGTTTGGGGGAGAGGAGCGGTTTGACGAGCGTAGTAATACGTTTGTTACGCTGGAGCCGTTTACAGTTACTCTTACGCATACTCTGTCTGCGGTGGCTGAGTGGGAATCCGTCTACAAGCGGTCATTCCTGGAAACCCCACCACAGACTGGCGAAGAGTTAGTGTACTACATCCAGTGTATGTCGGACCGCCCTCTCCCTCGAGATTTCATCAAGCGGCTCGACCAATCCGTTCAGGTCAAAATAGCAGACTATTTGTCTGACAATGCTACGGCGACTGTTCTATGGAATCCACCGTCAAACGGCGGCCCGCGAGACACTATGACCAGTGAACTAATCTACTGGTACATGTCTCAGCTGGGGATCCCTTTTGAGTGTGACAAGTGGAACTTGAATCGGCTGTTGACGCTGATTCGTCTCGCCGCAGCCAAACAGAACAACCAAAAGCCGGACGCCCGGGCCTCTGCTGCTCAGCGTGCGGCTATGAACCAAGCCCGTAGGGCTAGAACAGGGAGTAGAGGATGATTGACATTCCCGCTGATGCACAGGTCCCCGCTGGGCCTGACCCGCATGAGGACCGAGACCGAGCGATTTACGAAGGGAAGTAAGGTATGAGCAAGATCGACGACGTTATGTCGCACGCCACTTATCGACTCGGCTATTACGCTCCGGATGATCCAGAGCCGGGCTCTGAGGCTGGTCGATGGCTTGCCAAGAGTATGAACCAGCCTTGGCTTGCTGGCCCGTCCGAAGACATCTGGTGGTGTATGGCCTTCGTCAGTATGTGTTTCGACATGGCTGGCGAGATCGACGCGATCGGCGGATACAGCTACAACACCGACGTCACCAAGTCTCGAATGGACAAGGTCTCCGTTGAGGACGCGCAGCGTGGAGACGTTGTGCTCTTCGATTGGGATCGCGATGGTCTGACCGACCACGTCGGCATCGTCGAGGCAAACCTCGGTGACGGCTGGCTTCAGACCATCGAGGGCAACACGTCTCCCTCGAATGCCGGATCTCAGTCTGCGGGCAATGGCGTCTATCGCCGTCAGCGCTCCTTCGGGATCGATTGCGTGCTTCGACCTAAGTGGTCCGATGCAAATGACTCTGATGATTCGGACGGCGCGGACAGCCTGACTGACAAGTGGTGGGGCAAGGCCACGACCTACGCTCTCCAGGCATCTATGGGTCTTCCGGCTAACGGCTGGATCGAGGACCAGGATGAGGATAACGAAGAGTATTTCGAGCGTACTGGTACTGGCTGGGATTGGGTTGAAGACCCCCATGACGGTTCCGACACCATCGCAGAGCTTCAGCGTCGTCTCGACATCGAGGCAGATGGTATCGCCGGACCGGATACGGTGTCTGCACTCCAGCAGCACCTGCGAAACCGCGGGCATGAGCTCGATGTCGATGGCTACTGCGGCTATCGCACGGTCGAGTGTCTCCAGTACGAGCTTGTCAACGGCACGCTCTGGGGTTGATTGAGAAAGGAGGGCCGTCATGATCGAGATGAAGTTCGATGCTGAGTTCGACATGTCAAAATGGTTGACACAAGTCAAGAACAAGAAGCTTCGCGATGTATTGGCAACTGCTGGTACTCGCGGCGTGGCGGCCCTCCGGGCCAACACCCCGGTCGGTACCGGGAAGACTGCTGGTTCATGGCAGTATAAAGTCAAGCAGACCAAGCGAGGCGTTAAGATCGTTTGGTATAACACTAACATCGTGTCTAAGGTCCCTATTGCGATCATCTTGCAATACGGACACGGGACGCGACAAGGCGGCTACGTCCAAGGTAAAGACTATATCAACCCTGCGATGAAGCCAATATTCGACGAAATCGACCGAATGGTTGGGAGGGCCATCAATGGGTAAGAGTATTGAGAATAAGGTCGTCTCCCTGGAGCTCGACGATTCGAAGTTCACAAGCCGTGTTGACGGAGTGCTGCGTAATGTCGACCGTCTGAAGTCCGGAATGAACTTCAAGCAGTCGACCGATGGATTGGACAATGTCGGTAAGGCAGCTCAGGATGCTTCCAAGCAGATGGGCGGAATCTCTGACAGCGTCAAGAACATCAACACATCTGTTGTCAACAATTCTACGACTGCTGCCGCTGCTACGGCTAATGTTGGCGCAGCTGCGAAGATTTCGTCGACTAATTTTTCCATGCTCGCGGGCGCCGCTTCCGTGGCCATGGGTAACATCGCATCCAAGGCCCTTATGGCCGGAGGATCGGTGCTTTCCTCGTTCACGTTCGGACCTATCATGGACGGTTTCCGAGAATACGAGAACCAGCTTAACGCAGTTCAGACTATTCAGGCAAACACGTTCAGCAAGGGCGAGACCACTGCGACGATCAACGCAGCTCTCGACGAACTGAACGCTTACGCGGACCGAACCATCTACTCGTTCACCGAGATGACACGCAATATTGGTATGTTCACATCTGCGGGTGTCGGGCTGAAGGATTCGGTTGCCGCGATTAAGGGCCTGTCGAACGTCGCAGCAATGTCTGGCTCAACTTCTGAGCAAGCCGCAACGGCAATGTATCAGCTGTCGCAGGCGCTTTCGACAGGCTCTGTAAAACTACAAGACTGGAACTCCATCGTGAACGCTGGTATGGGCGGCGAGCAGTTCCAGGAAGCCCTGAAGCGTACGGCACGTACCTACGGCGTCGAAGTCGACAAGATGATCGACAAGGCCGGCTCATTCCGTAACTCGCTTAAGGATGGATGGCTTACGTCTGAGATCATGATCGAGACTCTAACCCAGTACACGGGTGACCTGTCTCGAGAACAGCTGCTTAGCGCCGGTTACACGGAGCAGCAGGCTGACGAAATCATGAAGTTGGCCGAAACAGCCAACGACGCTGCTACGAAGGTTAAGACTTTCTCGCAGCTGATCGACACAACCGCTGAAGCTCTCGGTTCTGGATGGGCTTCCATCTTCAGAACCATCTTCGGCGACTTCGAGCGCGCTCGAACTATGTGGACTGCTGTGTCCGACGTAGTGAACGGAGGTATTGGAACATTCTTTGATGCTCTCCAGGGTATTCTCGATCGCTGGGATGAACTCGGTGGTTGGGAGGAATGGTGGTATGGTCTCGGTGAACTCTGGACCGCTATAGCCAAGCCTCTTAAGGCCATCGGTGAAGGATTCTTCAGTGCGTTCCAGGGAGACGCCGGCAAGGCTTTGTACGATTTCAGCTACTACTTCCGGCATTCGATCTCCCAGTGGTTGATGATGTCTGATGACTTTGCTAACAACCTTGGCAAGGTCTTCAAAATGGCAGGCGAATTGCTCTCGCCAGTTCTTGAGGTTCTTATCGGATTTGCCTCGGCGATTGTCCAGATTGGCGTTGCCGCATTCAAGATCGGCACGATCCTGGCTGGCATCTTCATCAAGCCGATGATCCTTATCGCCGCTAAGGTCGGGGACATCGTCTCCGTCTTCAGCGACTGGTTTGGACAGATGCTTGGCGGAACGGACGTCCTCGGAGGCCTGGCCAAGGTCCTCGACTGGATTGTCGATAAGTTCCAGAAGCTTGCTGACTGGATGTACGCAATTGCGGACGTCACGATCACGCCGATCTTCGATGGACTCAAGGTCGTTATCGAGGCCGTGCTCAAGCCGCTTGGTGAATTCATCGAGACGATTAAGAAGGCGACATATAACGTCCTCAAGCCCTTCGGCGACTCGATTTCGAATGCCGTCGGAGCGATCTTCGGTTTCGCTTCTGGAACCGGCGGTCCGATGGAGAAGATCAAGTCTGCCTTCGGTGGGTTTGGGACTGGGTTCCTCGAGAACATGAGCAAGCTCGCAGATGCTATCGGCCCTAAGTGGTCTGAAAAGGTCAAGGCTTTCTCGGATTCGATTCTCCCAATCAGCGAGACCATCGGCAAACACCTTGGCGGGGCTGTCGAGAGCGCTGGTAAGGGAATTAAGAAGTTCTGGGACGATGCATCGCCTAAGCTAGCTGAAGCCTGGTCCGAATCCACCAAGAAGATGAAAGATGCTATCTCGGACGTCGGCAAGGCTTTCAGTCGAGCCGGCGATACCATGGCTAAGACCTTTGCGCCTCAGGTGAAGGCAGCCAAGGAGTTTGGTATAGATCTGTATAATGTCTTCGCCAACCTCGACACACATCTGAACAACAACACCTTCCTGTCTACGATCGTCAACAGCTTCAAGACCATGATGAAGTCATTCGGACCTTTCGGGGCCCTTATCAACGGCATCATCGATCTGTTCGGGAAGCTCGGGGATCTGACCAAGTCCATATTTGGCGGGTTCGGAGACGAGGCGAATAGTGCGGCAGGCGGTCTGTCTACCTTCGGAAAGGCAGCCTCTGATGCATTCAACACTCTCGGGGTTGTCGGTGGGGCTATCTACACCGCAGCTACTGGCATTGTTGAATTCTGTGCGTCGGTTGTCGAGGCTATCGCGAATCTGATCACGTGGCTGACCAAGGGAATCGACAGCATCAAGAAGTTCGCTTCTGAATCTCAGGCATTCGACTCATTCAAGAAGAATATCGGCAAGGCATTTGACAACGTCGGATCCATGATCCAGACTTTCTGGTCTGGTCTAGGATCCAGCCTCAAGGACTTGTCGATTTCGGATCTCTTGAGCGGAATCCTTCTCGGTGGCGGCCTCGGTATGGGGTTCAGGACCCTTCAGACTATGCTGGAGCAGTTTACGAAGACCACAGACTCGTTCAGCGGCATGTTCGATAAGTTCGGAAAGATTGGTGACTCTATTTCTGGAGTCTTCAATTCGCTGACGGACGCTCTGAAGTCCATGCAGGAAGTCATCAAGGCCAAGGCCCTTCGCGAAATTGCGATCAGCGTTGGTATTCTTGCAGGTTCACTATTCCTGCTTGCGATGATCCCAGCACCTCGGCTCATTCAAGGTGCGGTCGCCATCGGAGTCTTGACTAAGATCCTTCTCATCGCTCTGACTCAGATCAGCGAGATGAAGATCAACAAAACGCAGATCGCTGGCGTCATTGGTGCTGTTATGGCGTTGTCTGTAGCAATCCTGCTAATGTCGATCTCTGTTGGAATTCTTGGCTCCCTGAAGTTGAGCACCGTTACACAAGGTATCGGCGCCGTCATGGTGCTGGTACTCGGTATGACAACGGCCGCGAAGCTTCTGTCTAAGGATTCCAAGACGATGATCCAGGGTGTCGGAACCATGATCCTCATGGCGGCTGCGATCAACATGCTCACGATCCCGATTATCGCTCTCGGTCTGCTTCCGATCAAGGTCATTGCTCAGGGCGTCATCGCTGTCGGAGTTCTTATGGGGATTCTAGCCGGCTTCGTTCTTCTGATGAACAAGGCCGCTGGTGATCTCGGCAAAATGGCAGCCATTTCACTGATGATGATCTCGTTCGCATTCTCGATTCAGATGCTCGTAGCCGCTGTCGCAGTAATGGGTTACATGGACATGAACAAACTATTCCAAGGAATAGTCGGTTTGTCTGCAGTAATCCTACTTCTCGTGGCTATCGCAAATCTGATGCCCCCAACCGCCATCGTGGGAGCAGGCGCCTTGATCCTTACCGCAATCGCGATGAACATCGCCGTCGGGGCGATCGTACAGATGGCAAACCATAGCTGGGGCGAAATCCTCAGCTCTATGGGTAAACTGCTACTTGTCGTTGCAGCTATTGTTGCAGTGGCATTTGCAGCTCAGGGCGCCATGGTCGGCATTGCGTCACTTACGCTACTGAGTTTCGCTCTGGGTATGTTCACCTCGGCCTTGTCGAACGCTGCTGGATTTAGCTGGGATGCTCTTAGTAACGGCCTTTGGGCAATCGGTATCGGACTGGGTATTCTGATTGCGGCGGGGTACCTCGCCATCGGAGCCGCCCCGGGTCTAATCGCCCTGGCACTGGCCATTGGCATTCTCGGCGCAGTCATCATCGGAGTCCTCGCTGCATTCACGGCTCTGGCAGTTGTTATTACGGCCTTCTTGACCGTGGCATCGGCAGCTGGACCGGCTATTGGTGCTGGACTTGTCGCTATTGCATCCGGTATTGCGGGAGCATCAGCCATCATCGCGGCTGCAGCACCAGCTATCCAGGCAGCGTTGGTCGGCGTATTCTCTGCGGTGGAGGCTGCGGCCCCAGCATTAGCGGGAGCGCTCGCTTCCTTGGTTCGAGCATTCGGACCTGCTGTGAATGAATTGGTAATCGTGGCTGGTATTGCAATCCGACAGTTCATCAATCAGTTTGCGCTGACAATCAAGCAGAAGATGCCCGAACTCATTCAGACTTGGACAATGATTGTGACGGGTCTACTCACGACCCTTCGCAACGTCTGGCCCGAAGTCTTGAATACAGTTATAGATCTTCTGTTCCAGTTGGTTATGGCCCTCGTCGAGAACATCCCTAAGTTCAGCGCGGCCTACCAGGCTCTGTTAAAGGAATGGATCGTAGCGGTCAAGGAATGCGTACCTTTGATGGTTGATGCTCTGTTGACGCTGTTGCAGGCTCTGATCGATGGTATCACAGCTAAGATTCCTGATCTGGCTACCTCGGGCGCAAACCTTATCGCTGCGATGATCAATGGTATGGCCGCACAGGCCGTGACCATCGTCAACGCTGCATGGGATGCTGTCATCACATTTATCAATGGATTTGCTGATGCAATCGATCAGAAGGGACCCGAGCTCCAAGCTGCGGTCAACAAGCTGATCACTGCCATCATCAATTTCATCAAGAATGGTTTGGTCGGCATGGCAAACAAGTTCGCTCCACAGGCTGGGACCATTGGACGTAACATCATAAACGGTGTTGTCAACGGTGTGTCTGGTGCTGCCGGAGCCCTTTACAACAAGCTGCGCAATGTCGCCTCAAGTGCTCTTAGCTCGTTTAAGAGTACTCTTGGTATCCACTCGCCTTCGCGTGTATTCGCGACTGCGGCTGGATTCATCGTTGCGGGTATTGTCCAGGGTATCGACAAGAACCAGTCCGACGCGGTCGACGCAATGTCGGGGCTCGGTGATGACATGGTGAACGCGATGTCCAACCTGGATACCGATTGGAATCCGGTTATCAAGCCGACTGTCGACCTCTCAGAGGTTAACGGTTTGCAAGATCTCACGATGAATGATCTGCATGCGAATGTTGTCGGAACGTCAGTTCAAAATGGCAGCCAAACAGCGCAGGAAATTCGAGCTCTTCGAGATGAGCTGCGCAACAGCCAGAAGCCGATGGTCTTCAACCAATACAACGAATCACCAAAGGCGCTCGATCTTGCTGACCTCTATCGTCAGACTGAGCGCCAACTTGAGCGAATGAAGAGGATGTAACCCACATGACATATAATAGGGTTCGAATACTCAACAGCTATGGTTTGGAGTTACCGCTGCCTTTGAATCGTGTCGACCGGGGTTGGGTTGCTCAGATCTTAAACGGATCGTTTGGTCCGAATAGGGAATACAATTTTACAGGAAATGTCGTTACGTCGATGACTGAAAATCACATCGACATTAATATGCGTCTAACACCTGCTGTCCCTGTCCCTGAGCGACCTGCTAGATATTTCCTCGACTACCTTTCGTCTAAGAGGATTTCTCGAGTCGAACTAACCGATCCGGCCATCTTGGTTCCGATCGTTAAATATGCGCCAAACGAAACGACAACGTATACAAAACCGACTCTTTCGTTCGGTACGGTCTCGTCTTTTGATCAATCCTGTGTTATTCGCGAACTTAAGTATAACTATACAGAATCTCCAGCAACTATCGAATTTACAATTTCGACAAAACTGCCTATTATGTATGGCGATACGTTCACACTATACATGGGATTAGGGAGTCAGAATTGGTCTCAAGCAAAGTCTGATCTCGTCTCAACAATCCAATCGATTGCTCCCAAAATTGGACCAGTTGATGTCCGCGAACTACAATTGTCCTTGCCGGCCATTGGAACTTCTAAATATAGAGTTTTCAACGGTGATATGGACATGTTTGCGGCCCTGCTTCAGGGTAACTCATCCAGCAATCCCGGGACATTCTCGATGTACGGCCTGATTGACGGAACTCGACGTTTTTCCATCTCGGGTGGATACGATGCTAATGCGGCTGCATGCTATGCATATGAATCGTACCCGTCTTTCGATATTAGGAGTTTGATATCTTGGTTGGATAACCTTAGAGAACCGCCAAAGATCAAACTTGATAATATGGGCTACGGTTATTGTAAATTAGATATGGTAATGGCTAGAAAGAATCTTTAATAATGCCAAACACTGTCCAAGTACTCGGCGGTAAATCGATGGGTACGTTCACGACGATTCCAGTTTTCGACACGTTGATTAAAGAGGCGCTATATACCGCATCGATGACGTTTAGGTGCAAAGGATCGTTTCCATACCCTCCAGGAACGGTTGTATGCTGCTTCGGAGCAACACCAACTCCGTTTGTAGCGGAGGAGATAGTATACGAATCTCACGGTATCACCGAAGTTCGCTGTATCTCCGTTTGGGAATTGCTGAAACGTCGAAACAAATGCGGGTCATATGAGAACTTATATCCGAGTACATTCCAACCACTTGCATTGTTTAAAGGTTTTCTGGATACCATAAACAAAGACCCTAACCGATGGTTCGTATACTGGCTGAGGGGTTCTGTTCCGTCTAACCTCACAAGTTTTACGGATAAATTCGATCCATCCACTAGTATATATGACGACATGTATAACGCCGCGTTGTACAATCAGTTGTATTTCACTTCGGATATTAAAGTTACCGACGGCACCAACTACAATTTGGATATTACGCTGTATGCCAAGTCGTTGAACGACGAAACCAACATTCTCGATCTGGGTCCCCTAGATTCAGTATCGTCTAGACTGACTAGACGACTCCCGGGCGCCCCTACACATTGGTACATTGGAAGAACCAGCGACTATGGTATGTGGAAGATGGCGTCTCGAGGTCGGATTCGCACATGGTATGAAAATCGACCATACATGCAAAATACGACAGACTGGCAAGGCGTATACCGATACGAATCCGGAGTCTCAGGCGGTAACGATCGGGAATGGGGGCAAATCACCGAAGAAATTCGATGTGAGCCTCTTAGGTCGGTGTCCGTCGACATCGACGAAGTTCAATCACAACGCTTTTATAGTCTTCCAATTGGACGACCAATCCAGGCAACAATCATGGACGTTATGTTCACGGGCTATGTAATCGAGAGAACCGTGAGTGGCGGCGACCTAACGACATACTCAATCAAGATCCAACCAGATCGATTCTATCAATACGGTGAGGAGGTTACCGATAAGTGGATTTGACAAAGATCGCCGAAATAGCGAACCCCGCATTGACTGCACTACTCGGAAGCTCCGGAATATGGGTATGGGTGAAGTCAAAGTCTGAACGCAACGATTCAGAAGATAAACTTCTGCTGGCAGTCGCTAGGAGTCAGCTCGTCGAGCAAGGTCGCAAATACCTAAAGCGCGGATACATCACGATGGACGAGTATGAAGAATACGAAGCCCATTACAAGTTGTATTCCGATCTAGGTGGAAACGGCCTCGCCCGACGCATATATAAACAGGTAGAAGATCTACCTATGATGCCCAACGACATTGACGGAAGGAAGAACTGATGAACAACCAGACCTACGATATTCTCAAGCGCGTGGCGATTATCATTATCCCGGCGCTGGCTACGTTCGTCAACGCGGCCGGTATGGTGTGGGGGATCCCTTACACCAACGAGGCAACCGCCACGATCACTGCATTCGGCGTCTTCCTCGGGGCAGCTCTCGGCGTCAGTTCCGCGAACTACACCCCCGAGACGCACGGTAATCTTGTCGTGACGAAGCATGACGACGTCTACGCGGACTTCGCGGCCGAGCCTTCGGACCTCAAGGATGGCGACACCATCGTCCTGAAGGTGACCAAGCCCGATGCGTAAGAAAAACGTTCGGCATAGTGAGTACTACCCACTCTACACGAAAGGACTCGCTATGTCTAACGTCGAACGCCTCTACGAACCCGAGGACCTCGAGAACGAGGTGCTTAACTGGCTCGGTGGAGAGGACCCGTCGACCAGTGAGTACACCACCGCTGTTGGTAACCTCGAACGACTGCACAAGCTCGTTAAGGACTCTGACCTTAAAGAGAAGCTTATGCCTTCGTCCGAGACCATTGCCAACGGCGTGGTGTACTTGCTTGGTCTTATGGCGGTCCTCAACTACGAGCAGACCCACGTTCTTGCCTCAAAGGCATTTTCGATGCTGAAGTTCCGTAAGTAGAACTGCTCGAAAGTCTATAACCCTAAAATCTAGGATTATAGACTTTTTCATATATTTTACTCGGCGAATAATGAGAACTATCAACCCTCTTTGAAAGGAAGCACCATGTTCCAATTTGCATTCAACGTCGCCTACACGTTCGCTTTTATCGGTAATCTCATCATTCCGATCTGGGCGATCTTTCTGACGATTATTGCAGGATACCTGGCTTTTTCTGACAACTGAACGCTCGCCCCTATAACCCCTAACACGGGTTATAGGCTTTAATTAACACAAACTAACACAAACTTTACACAACTAATAATGAGAACTATCAACCCTCTTTGAAAGGAACCATCATGTTCAACGCCCTGACCATCTTTGTCCTCATCCTCCTCACCCTCTCTTTCGCCTACAACATCTGGCTCGCCTATGTTGCCGACCGCTACGAGACCACCATCAAGAAGGTGGCCGCCTCGTACGTCCGCGCATACCGCGACCTCGCTGACGGCGAGACCAAGGCTGAGGTGCTGGACACGCTCATGCGTGACATTGATCACGACCTCAATGACTGAAACCCCTCAACCCCTATAACCCATACACGGGTTATAGGCTTTGACAGCATATTTTACGCGGTGAATAATGAGAACTATCAACCCTCTTTGAAAGGACCACTCTCATGTCGAAGTACGCTTACGCCTTTGTTGCCTCCGCCACCCTCGCGATTGCAGCACCTGTATTCTACAACCTCGGCAGGATTGAACGCACTGTATTCTACAGCAAGACGTTCAACTACGCCTGCCACGGTAAGAACCAGATGCTCCGCAAGCTCTGCGTGGAGCTCATCAACAAGGACTTCAAGCTCACCATGAGCCTCCCCGACCTTGAAGAAAACTGAACCCTCAAACCTATAGCCCATAACACGGGTTATAGGCTTTGGCCAGGGAAAACTTTACATGACTAATAATGAGAACTATCAACTCCTCCGAAAGGAACTCCCATGTCCAAACACTTCACTGGCATTGCTGTCGCCACCATCATCTCCCTAATTATCGGCCACGCGTATGGATGCTGGTCTACCACTGAGTACTACAAGTCTCTGTTCAAGACCTCCTACGTCTCTGATAATCCGGAAGAAGTTGAGAAGGCCAACAAGACTCTGTGCCGGCTGCTACACCTCAAGGTGCAGTACCCTGACGAGAACTGATCTCACCCACACCTATACGCCATACACGGTGTATAGGCTTTAGAAGTCAAAATAGGAGTCAATCATGCTTTCCATTCTCTTGGTCCTTATCACAATCCCGGTACCATTAGCGATATGGGCCGGCCTGAACGTTCTGGCCTCAATCGCCGAGTACCAGGAGAACCCCGTGATCGAGCTCGTCGAAGAGCTCCGCAAAAAGTACCCCGATACTAATGAGAACTAACCACTCAAGAAAGGATCTCACCATGTCCAACTCGAACGAACTCGAAGAGACCACCCCGAAGACCCCTCTTATGGACCGCATCAAAACGGTCGCCGAAAAGAGCGTCCCGGTTGCCAAGGTTGCCGCCTTGAGCTCCGTCGCTATCTTCTTTGGCGCCATGACCATCGCCGGTCTGCGAGCGTCCTCGGACTCCTCCGATGACGAGTGACACCATCCTCTGAGAACTCTCTCAACCTATAACCCCTAACACGGGTTATAGGCTTTGACAGCATATTTTACGCGGTGAATAATGAGAACTATCAACCCTCTTTGAAAGGAACCATCATGTTCTACGACATTCTCATCACTGCACTCGCCATCGCCCTCACTGCACATGTTTGGTACGCGATTGGTTTCGCATTCTGCCGCTTCGGCGTTGTTAACTTGCTCACCAAGGTTAGCATCCGAAACTGGCTTGTTCGCGAGATCGTCTTTACCATCATCAGTATCACGGTGGTGCCCATTTGTGCACTGTACCTGATTGTCACCAGTGCATGTGTCACCCTTGACATCAACTGACTCTCACCCCTATACACCATACACGGTGTATAGGCTTTATTTGAAAGGAAGCACAACCATGACCATGCGAAAGATCTTCAACCTCTCCGAAGTTGACCTCAGTGTTCCCGAAGGATCACTCGTCTCGATCTCGGTTGCACACTCGGCGCCCATGCGTCCGAACGCCCTTGAGACGACTGCTCTCGGGGTGCTTGTCAGCAAGCATATCGACGGAAAGGTGGTTAAGCCTCTGCGCGTCGCGCCATACAACTACGAAGACATCTACTTCACCGATGGATCCGGTGAACGACTCCTCATCTCTAGGGACGAGGCCGATAATCCTGATGCGAAGTACGCGATTGTCCCGTTCCGGTTCGTCATGACTGATCGTCGTCGAGCATTCGCCAAGAACATCGTCATTGTCGACAACACTGAGTTGCATGATCCCTACATCATCGTCGACTCCCTCTCGGTCGGGTCTGATCCGAATTTCATCCCGATTGCTGCTACGTCCATCCTCGGCCTCGATCTCGCCGAGTACATCGCCAACCTCTGATCATCAACCAACCTCCATATTTCAAGAAAGAAGCACAACCATGTCTATCAAGAACACCATCAAGCTTGCCATCAACTGGGTTAAGTCCCACCCGCAGATCCTGATCACGGGACTGGGCATTGCAGCCTCTGTTGCGACCGCCATCACCAGCGGTAAGGCCCACGCCAAGGCCATTGCCGACGACAACGGAGTGTCCGACAACCTCCTCGACTTCGCGAAGCGCAACTGGATGACCTACGTCCCCGCTGCGGCCAGCCTGGGTGTCACGATCTTCGCGATCGTCTCCCTGCACAACGTCACCTACAAGAAGTACCAGGCGCTCGCCGCTGCATACTCCATCTCTCAGATGAATGTGTCTGATCTCCGCAAGAACGTGCTCGAGCAGGTCGAGGTCATCAAGAAGGGCGGCAAGCCCGCCGACAAGAAGGCTGCCGAGAAGAAGCTCCCCGAGGGCTCGATGGTCATTTTCGGTGACGAGGAAGTCCTGTGCAAGGACGCCATCACCGGACGTACCTTCCGTTCCACGGCTGAGAAGATCCGTGGATACTGCAACAACATCTCTGAGGACCTGCTGAACTTCGGCCCCTGCCCTCTGAACGACTTCTACGCTCAGATTCATATCGGTGAGACAGGCGTTGGCGACGAGCTCGGCTGGGATGGCGGCGTTACCATCAAGCCCGAGTTCCGTCCGGTGCTCCTGCCCTCCGGTTCGCCCGCAGTCGAGGTCGCTCTGACGCCTGCCCCTCAGCCGAACTGGTTCAAGATTGGTTGAAGAGCTGTGACCAAGGAGAATAAGGTCACTTTCACTGACGAGCCGATCGAGTATTCTGACCCTCCAGAATACTGGCCAAACACAAAAAACGGGAGTCCTAATGAGAACTAACCCTCAAGAAAGGACCCCTACCATGTACACCTTCGGAATCATGCTTGGCTTCTTTGGCGTTTGCTGCGCCCTCGATCCCAACCGTGCCCGTAAGAAGGCATACAAGAAATCCCAGTCCCAGAACTGAGACCCCCTCAACCCCTATAACCCCTAACACGGGTTATAGGCTTTGTCCAAACTGAAAGGACGTTACTACAATGGAAACCTTCGGCACCATCATCATGCTCATCATCATTCTCGCCTTCTTCGCCTTCATGATGATCATCAACGCGATTACCAAGATCCTCGGCGGAGGTACCGGCAAGATCGCTGCTACCGGCTTTGTCGGCTTCCTCCTTCTTAAGGCCTTCGGCCCGAAGCTTGAGAAGTACATCGAGGAGTACCGTAACAGCCAGAACAAGTGACCACTCACAACTTAGTCTTTGGAAGGAATATCATGAATCGCGCACTCGCGTCCATCGGCATTGCCGCAGCTGTTATCTGCGGATCTGCCACCCCTGCTCTCGCAGCAGACAACCTCATCGATGCCAAGATTACCGACATCTCCTCAGGCAGTTCCCAGGTCTCCTCTCCGGTGACCGTCAAGGGCTCTTGGTCGACCAAGAAGCTCGAGGTCGGACAGTCTTTCACGGTTACGTCCGACGTCATCAACTGGGCGTACGACTTCCCATTCACGCTGGATTCCGGTGACAAGATCGGATCCTGCAAGACCGATAAGGGTACCCTCACCTGCACGGTGGACACAGTCCCCGCAGCCTTCGCAGACAAGACCGATATTTCTGGCACTTGGTGGACTACGGCTCGTCTTCAGGAGTCCGTCGTCGGCAAGAAGTGGGGCGAGATCCTCATTGGCAAGCGGGCCTGGCCCTTCACCTTTGGTGACAAGGACTGGGATAGCACCTGCGACAACGACTGCTCCGGCGGTCACTACGAGGACGCTAAGCCTGAGAACTCAAAGTGGGGCTGGGTTAATCCCGATGGTTCCACTTCTTGGATGATCACTTGGATCGCCGAGCCGGGCGTTAAGTACTCCGTCCACGATGCCTACACCAAGCTCAGCACGTCCGTCAAGTGCGCCCAGGGCGATACCTGGGATCCCAACACGACGGTGTATATCACGGCCATCCGGGTCAACGACTACACCATCGAGTTCACTGCTCCCGAGGGTGCGAAGACTTGTGTCACATACACCCCTGAGCCGATGGCTACGCCAGCTGGTGCTAAGACTGCGACTAACGTCGCTGACGTGAACGGTATTAAGCTCGAGCGTACGATCGATGTTGAGGTCCGCGGCGGAACGACTGGCGAGGGAACCACGCCGGCTCCCGCACCGAACCCGACCACGACGACTCCTGTTCCGCTGCCCCCTCCGTCCATCGAAACCCCTGACGCGCCTCAGTCGGGAACGCCCAAGCCTTCGGCTAAGCCATCTCCCTCTGAGACACCTACCCCTTCGACCCGCCCCACGAAGACGGCCGAAGCACCCAAGACCAGCGAGACCAAGCTCGCTAAGACCGGAACCTACGCAGGAGTCCTCGCGGTTCTGGTCCCCCTGATCGCTGCCGTCGGCACGATCGCGTATTTCGCTTCTCGAAAGGAAGACAACTGACATGCAGTCCATCAAGGTTAAGTACATCAACTTCTTCGGAGAGGAAACGGAGGAGACGCTCCACTTCCACCTTTCCAAGGCTGAGCTCATGAACATGGAGCTCCAGCGCACCCCGCTTTCTGCCAAGATCGCCCTCATCAACGGTGGCGAGGCTTCCCCCATGGATGCCTACAAGCTGCTTCAGGAGTTCGTGGGCGCTGCCTACGGTGAACGCTCTGAGGACGGTACGCGATTCTTCAAGAATGAGCGTGCAACCAAGGCGTTCCTTGCGTCCCCCGCATTCGACGCCCTTCTGGACAAGCTCAGCAACGATCCCAAGTTCTCGAACGGGTTCCTCGCTGGTCTCTTCCCGGATGACATCATGGGTAAGGCCAAGAAGCTGATCGAGGAGCACCCGGATGCTTCCCTCGAAGAACTCCGCAAGATCGCTGAGGCGAACTGATGGCGGACATCGTTCCCATCGAGCCCACTCGGCCCACTGAGGTCTCCCTCCCTGGCAACACTGATAAAGCCAAGGAGGGGGCCTCCCCCGAGAAGAAGGTTATTGCCAAGGCCAAGGTCCAGAAGAAGTCTGCCATCAAGGAAGCTCTTCGGACCTTCTTCGCTCAGGATCTCCCAGAGATTGCTGAGCATCTTGTTGTTGACGTGGCCATCCCGGCTGCTAAGAATGCCATCACTGACATGGTGACTCAGGGTATCCAGCAGCTGCTGTATGGCGAGGTCGACCCCCGGCGTCGCCCCACATCTGGATACACGTCATATTCCAGTTCCTCTCGTTCAGATCGTGGTCGGGGTTACTACGGATCGCGTCGCACCGAGCGTCGCGAACCTCGCCAGCCGAAGCCCACGAACGTTGAGGACCTTGTGTTTGACACTCGCGGCGATGCTGTTGACGTAATCGAATTCATTGCTGAACAGATCGAAGAATATGGTCAGGTGTCTGTCGCCGACCTGATGTCTTCAGTCGGAATTCAGCCACGGTACACCGATGAACGCTGGGGTTGGACTACAACTGACGCGTTCGAAATCCGACAGATCAGGGAAGGTTGGCTCGTCTCTGCTGACCGTCCCGAACCCCTCAAGTAACATATTTGCTCAGAAAGGAGCACATTCAAATGTCTATCACGACCGCTTTCCACACTGGCATGGCTCGTATCTCGAAGCATGCCCCCACCATTCTCTCCGTTGCAGCCTCTGCTGGCGTTGTCGCAACCGGCTACCTCGCATGGCAAGCCGGCACTCGATTCGAGGACTGCGAGGGTCGCGACTGGGAACGCCGCAAGGAGTGTATCCGCAACGCGGACCAGATCGCCGATGAGGACGTCCGCAAGATCGAGATGAAGAACCGCATTCTCTTCATCCTTGACACCGCCTACACCTGCGCACCTGCTGCGATTGTCGGCGCTGCCACCATCTCGATGATCTACTTCTCGAATACGATTTCGAAGAAGCGTCTTGCTGCAGTTGGTGCGGCGTACACCGTTCTTCAGACCGCATTCGATGACTACAAGAAGTCCATGGTCACCGCACTCGGCGAGGAGACTGTTGCGAAGATCACTCGTCCGAAGCTCCCCAACTACGACAAGACTGCTGAAGAGATCCTCTCGTCCGACAACAAGTCTGACGCAGCCGCCGTCGTTGATGCTGTCCTTGCGTCTATTACAGACCTGTCGCCCTATGCACGCATCATCACCGAGGAGTCCTCGAACTGCTGGGATGAGAATGAGGATTACACCTCCGAGACTCTCGCGGCTGTTCAGCTGTGGGCGAACCGTCGTCTCGAGCGTAAGGGTCACCTATTCCTGAACGAGGTCTACGATCAGCTCGGCCTGTCCCGCACTCGCGAGGGTGCTGTCGTCGGCTGGATCAAGAACTCTAAGGATGGCGACAACTACGTCTCGTTCGGAGACTACGATGCGAACATCTATCGAGTTCCGAGCGAGGACTACACCCGTGTCGACTCGAACTTCATTGTCGACTTCAACGTTGACGGAATGATCTGGGACAAGATCTGACATGCACTACACATCCTGGCTTATCAAGCGAGGGTGTCTCGAGAACTACTCGGAGCTTGCTTCGGTGTGGGATGACCTCGATTTCGTGTGGTATATTCCTGAGGATGAAGATAAAGCCATTCAGGCTCTTCGTATGAGGGATGAATACTGCTACGAAACGGACATGCCCTCGCCGAGGCAAGCTCCGGCTTCGTTCCTTGAAGTCTTCGTGAGCATTACCGATATCCTGACTGCTATGCTTTACCAGGATCGGGAATCGTTCACGAAGTCCATTCTTCTGAACGTGGGCGCTCGTTCATATTCTGACGACGGGCGCCTACCTTCAGAGATTCATGAAGAGGCTCTGATCATCGCAGAACGTGTGATGTACAGAACATATTCGAGGAACGGAACCGGAGGGCTGTTCCGTATACCCGGGGAAGATACTCTCGAGATGCCCCTTACGACCCAAATGATTCAGTGGGCCAACTTGTATGATCCGTATCACTAAAAAGGAGGCCACAGGAGGTGGACTTTTACACGATTGAGACCACACCGATGAGGGGTCTACCAGGGATGATGGAAGCAGCACCTTGGTTCCTCAACACGAATTCTCACGACATCATGCTGCGCGACGGGGATTTCGTCGCTATTTGGAATCCAAAAACTGGTCTATGGTCGAAGAACGAATTCGACGTCATCGATCTAGTGGATAGCGATGTTCGAAAATTCGTTGAGAATTCATCGCCTCAAAACCTGGTACCAAAATTCTGCGTTTCAGAAAGAGACGGTGTTTGGAAACGATATCGTCAATGGACGAAAAATATGGTTGATACCGCGCAACCTCTTGACCGAATGCCGGTGTTTGTAGACACTCCGATTCGTCGAGAAGACCACGTCTCATATCGTCTCCCATATTCACTAGAGGACGGGGTTCCGGTTAACTGGGCTAAACTCGTCGACACTCTGTACGATCCCTCTGAACGCCAGAAGATCGAATGGGCGATCGGGTCTGTGCTAACGGGTGACTGCCGGATCATCGATAAGTTTTTAGTCTTCTATGGAGATCCTGGTTCGGGTAAATCTACCATCCTGAACGTAATGCAGAGGCTCTTTGGAGATTACTGCGTGGCATTCGACTCTGAGTCTCTTGCTCAGCGAAGTAACTCTTTTGCTCTGGCATCATTTGTCGATGACCCCTTAGTGGCTATTGAACACGACGGCGACTTGAGTCGAATCGAGACAAACACCCGTCTGAATTCGATCATCTCGAATGAGATCCAGCTCATCAACGAGAAGTTCAAGAAACCACGATCCGTACGCATCTCGACCATGCTGATTATGGCGTCCAATAACCCAGTCAAGATCACCGATGCAAACTCCGGTATTCCTAGACGTTTGTTGGACGTGACACCTTCTGGTAGGCGACTACCGGTGGGCGACTACCGGAACGTTATGGACGGGGTGTATCAGGAACTTGGTATCATCGCAAAACACTGTGTCGACGTGTATCGTAGCCTAGGACCGGACTACTACCGCAATTACAGATCTGCGACGATGATCTCAGAAACCAACCCAGTGTACAACTTCGTTATGGAGATGTACGAAGATTGGGGTTCTGACGACAAAGTAACGCTCGCTAAGGCATATTCAGATTATAAGGACTATTCCTCGGAAACTGGGATCCAGTATGTGATTCCGAGATACCGGTTTAAGACCGAGATGCGTCGATATTTTCGCGAATTTCGTGACCGGGTTATGATCGATGGAGTGCCTTATCGGAGTCTGTTCATAGGTTTTCGCAACGATAAATTCGAAAGCTCTGATCTCACACCCCAGGTCGTGCAAGTCGATTCGTGGCTCGATTTGCAGTCAGGTATGCCTTCGATATTCGACGAGCACTTCGCCGGATGTAAGGCTCAATACTCGACTGAAAAAGGGACGCCCAGGAAAGCATGGATTAACGTCGCGACAAAGCTCGCGGATATAATTTCAACCGACGAACACTATGTACTCATGCCCGAGGAGTATGTCTGCATTGACTTTGATCTGAAAGGAGACAATGGTGAAAAAGACCTCAATGCTAATATTCGCGCTGCTTCTGCTTGGCCTCCGACGTATGCGGAAACGTCGAAAAGCGGCGGCGGCCTCCACCTCATCTATCGATATCCTGTCAATAAGGATACCCTTGCTGAATATTCGCCTGGAATTGAAATCAAACGATTCCGAGGGAGCGCGTCTCTTCGGAGACGACTGTCCCTTCACAACAACCGAGGTATCGAGGATTATCCGGGAGACCTCCCCGCAAAGGCTCTCAAGATGATCAACAAGAAGCATGTTCAGGACGAGAACCACCTAAGGTCTCTCATCGCCAAGGCGCTTCGTAAGGAAGTGCACGCCAACACTGCCCCCAATGTCGACTTCATCAAGAGTATTCTCGACGAGGCCTACGAATCAGGGATCACGTACGACGTCACTGACGCTCGTAATGCGGTAACATCTTTCGCAATGTCTTCGACAAATCAGAAGGATCGTTGTCTCAAGATGGTCCAGCAGATGCACTTCATGTCTGAGGACAAAGCTGAGATCGCAGAGGAGGGAAACGGACGCATCGCATTTTACGATGTCGAGGTCTTCCCGAATCTGTTCGTCATCTGCTACAAGATTAGAGGTCAATCCATCGTTCGATCCCTTGTGAATCCCAGTGCCAAGGCAGTGAAGTCGTTGTTCGATCTTCGGTTGATTGGATTCAACAATCGGAAGTATGACAACCACATCATGTATGCGGCGGCGCTTGGATATTCGAACGCGGAGCTATTCGAGATCTCGCAACGGATCATCAACAACGAGAAGAACGCAACGTTCCGTGAGGCATACAACCTCTCTTACACGGATATTTACGATTTCTCGACGAAGAAGCAATCTCTCAAGAAATGGGAGATTGAGCTCGGGCTCAAACACCAGGAGAACAACCTTCCTTGGGACCAGCCGGTTCCTGAGGATCAGTGGGATGACATCGTCGAATACTGCAAGAACGATGTTAATGCTACTGAGCTGGTGTTCGACCATCTCGCTAGCGACTGGGGTGCTCGCAAGATCCTTGCTGAGCTCTCCGGTCTGAGCGTCAACGACACCACAAACCAGCACACCTGTGCTCTGGTGTTTGGTAAAGAGCGTCGACCCGACAAGTCGAAGTTCGTTTACACTGACCTCAGTGAGATGTTCCCGGGTTACACCTTTGACAAGTTCAAGGGTTCATCCTATCGCGGAGAAGATCCAGGGGAGGGTGGCTATGTATATTCGGAACCCGGATATTACGAGAACGTCGCCCTTCTCGATGTCGCGTCAATGCATCCGACGTCGATCGAGCAGCTCAACCTGTTCGGTCCTTATACTCAGCGTTACAGCGAGCTCAAGAAGGCTCGAGTGGCGATCAAGCATAAGGACATGGATGCATTGAGTAAGCTCTTCGACGGGCGTCTTGTTGAGATCGCGAAGAACTATGATCTTGACGAACTTGGCAAGGCTCTCAAGATTCCGATCAACTCAATGTACGGGCTGACGAGCGCTAAGTTCGACAACCCGGCATGGGATCCCCGGAATGTTGACAATATTGTCGCAAAGCGCGGAGCTCTGTTTATGATAGACCTCAAGCACTATGTGCAGAAGGAACTCGGCTTGACGGTCGCCCACATCAAGACGGACTCCATCAAGATTCCCGGGGCCACACCTGACGATATTCAGAAGGTAATGGACTTCGGGAAGCAATATGGGTACGACTTTGAGCATGAGGCCACCTACGCCAAGATGTGTCTCGTTAACAAGGCCGTGTACATCGCAAGGTACGCATTCCCTCATGAAGGAGAATGGACTGCTACTGGTAAGCAGTTCCAGGAGCCCTATGTATTCAAGAAGCTCTTCACCAAGGAGCCAATTGAATTCGAGGATTATACCCAGACCAAGCAGGTCAAGACAGCGATGTATCTGAAGTTCCCAGATGGGGCTAACCACTTCGTTGGTAAGGTTGGTGAATTTGTTCCGATCAAGCCGGACCGAGGTGGAGCTGAGCTCCTTCGGATGAACAACGAAGGCGAGATCAAAGACGCCGTCGTTGGGACAAAGGGCTATCGCTGGAAAGAAGCAGAGATGGTCCGATTCATGCATCAGGAGCAGGACGTCGATACGTCTTACGCCGAGATGCTCGCCGATGAGGCAAAACAAGCGATCGAGCAATTCGTCGATCTTGAAACACTGTGCCGCTGAGAAAGGAAAACATCATGGCATTCAACAACACCCCCTCCGATCTGGTTATTGAAGACGCTCGTCTGCTCTTCACGAACTTCGCGGGGTCTCCGACGCGTTATAACCAGAATGGGGGTAAGCGCGAGTTCTCGGTCGCCATTCCTCTGAACCTTGTCGAGGATCTCGAACGAGATGGTTGGAACGTCAAGTACCGCAAGAACCAGGATGGCGAGTCCGATCCCGAGCGTCCTTACCTCGGCGTCAAGGTCTCGTACAAGTTCCGCGCTCCGGCCATCTGGCTCGTTACCGGCGGTCGCAAGCAGCTCCTCAACGAGGACACTGTCGGCACCCTGGACAATATCACGATCAAGACCGCTGATGTGGTCATCCACCCGTCGGTGTACGACATCCGTGGCCAGAAGGGTATCTCCGCATATGTGAAGGAGCTGTATGTCGTGATGGACGACGAGTCGGCTTCGTTCGCAGCGAAGTACGCTGATCTCGACTGATCATATTTTTAAGGCGGGGGTGGGCTGTGAAAGGTCTGCCCCCGTCTTAGGAGAAAGGAGCTATCATGTACAAAGAATACGCATACATCTGGGCGGACGTGCCTGGCTTTAATCACTACGAAGCCAATCGTCTGGGCACTATTCGTCGGAAGGATACTGGCGTAACTCTCAGGCCGTTCAAGCGCAAAGGGAATTCGCGCTACGTTCGGCTGTACACAACTCCCGGTGAGGCTCGAGAACGTTCGGTCGCATCGGTGATCTGGGCTGCCTTCTACAAGAGGTGGCCGGACAGGGGTCTGTATGTCTGTCATGCAGACGGAGACCTCGAGAACAATTCGCTCGACAACCTGTTTCTGGGGACTCGAGTGGATGTCCGAAAAACACAGCGGCGTCGAGATGATCTCATCTGGGCGCAGCTACAAGAGGAAGGAGAACTGGTTCTATGAGTAACTGGTTCGAAACCATTGTCCCGGCGGATCGTACGTGGTCTACCCAATACTTAAAACCGATTAAGGAACTTAAGGCGGGAGGTGCACAGGACATCGCGCGTTATCTGGCTAACGTCCTTGATCGAGCTGAAGATCCCATGCTGGATCGCGATAACTTCACGGCGATTGTCAACATCAAGAATGGATTCATCCCTGCTAATGGTGACTACTCGGGTTTCTCGATTCAGATCGAGGGAACTGTTATGGGTGTGCAGGTCAACAAGACTGTCAATGGCAGTAGCGACCCAGTGACCACAGAATACGTCTGGTCCGTTCACAAGATCACTTTCTTTGTGAATGGTCGAGACGCTGCAGACCGAACCAAGGAAACTGTGATCGACGCCGGCGATGACTGGATCATGCGCGCCATTACGCACGGCGATGAGAACGAACCCGGATTCGGCAAGGGTGGTAAGTATGGCTCATGGTGGGCTAACAATGCTGAATTCAACCCGAAGATCAATAATGCTTCCCGACGTTCTATCAAGGAAGCGCTTAGGAAAGACCCTGGAGTGGAGGCTCTCTAATGGCACAGATTCCCGAAAAAACAAAGACCCGAATGAAGGATCCAGGGGTTCAGTTCAACCGAGATCCCGACTCCGAGAAGATTATCAACCAAGGTCTTCTGGCGATCGCTAAGAAGGCAATTGGTAACACCATCAAGGATGACGAACCATACACCATTCGGATCAACTTCCAGAATGGTCGAGTCGTTGGATCTGAGGCTCAACCTCGACTTTCGGTGGAACTTCTCGATGGGCGTTCATCAACCCCAATTGTCGCTGTTCCGTCGGAGTCGAGCGAGGTCTTCATCGAATTCGATGGTTTCATGATTGAGGGATACGCGTCGATCGAGAATAGGGGTTCTTGGGTCGCTCGCGTGAAGATGGATGGCGACACGATTAAGTCCGTGTTTGTCAATCACGATTTCAGTGAGGAAGACCGGGAGCTGATCAAGTCGGTTCTCATCCGAGGTTTCGCACCTCAGGTCCAGATGTGACACAAGATAGGAGATATTCAACATGGCATTCAAGACGATGATGGGTCCTGACCTCAGTGAGACCAAGGAGACGTTTGACACACCACCACGAGATAACCCGCCAGCGGATTTCTCACCTCTGGTGTTGACTGGCTACGACGCGACCATTGACGGGCTGCATTCTTACAAGAAGGACGGCTACTGGTATGTCGACTGGATGGAATGCACCTCGATTTTCGGCCACACGTTCATCAGTGCGATGAGTCCTTTCTCGTGGGAGTGGATTGCTCGCTGCTCGGTTGCTGGTGGTGGATGGGTTCGCGACAACGTCGAGTTCTACCACGCTATCCCCGAGGAGATTCGCGAGCGGTTGTTGAGTCTCCTATTTGATAACGATGACGAATAAACTATATTCTCATCAGGAAGAGGCCCTGAGGCTCCTGCATAGTGGTAATGTCCTAGTCGGCGGTGTCGGCTCGGGTAAGTCACGTGTGGGGGCCTCATGGGCCCTTTCGAAGGCAGACGCAAAGAAGATCGTCGTGATCACCACTGCGCGTAAGCGAGACTCTTTCGAATGGGAGGGTGAGTTCGCAGCGCTTGGTGCTAATTGCGACGACGTGACGATCGAGAGCTGGAACAATGTCTCAAAGTTTGCGGATTACCGCGATCATGTGTTCATATTTGATGAGCAGCGTGTTGTTGGATCTGGTGCTTGGGTCAAGAGCTTTCTCAAGATATCGAAACACAACCTGTGGATCCTATTGAGCGCTACGCCCGGGGATACCTGGCTTGATTATGTACCGCTGTTCATCGCGAATGGGTTCTACAAAAACAGGACTGAATTCTCAGAGCAACACATCATCTGGGATAGGTTCGCGAAGTATCAGAAAGTAAGGCGATACATCAATACAGGTATCCTCGAATCTCGCAGACGGAACATCATCGTGACGATGCCCGACGAGAGACATACACGACGCAATCGCAAGGATATTTTCGTACCATTTGACCGAGATCAATACAATATGATTATCAAAAAGCGGATAGATCCCTGGACAAATGAACCGATTCGAAACGCAGCTGGAGTGTGTTACGCTCTCCGACGCAGTGTGAACTCTTCTAGTGACAGATTAGATCGGTTGCGTAAGATCGTTGCGAAGCGACACAGAGTGATCGTGTTCTACAACTTCGACTACGAACGAGACAAGTTGCTGAAACTCAAAGATGAATTTGTAGTTGCTGAGTGGAATGGTCACGCACACGAACCAACCCCAGAAGGAGACTCTTGGGTATATTTGGTTCAATACACGGCTGGGGCTGAGGGATGGAACTGTATCGAGACGGATACGGTTGTGTTCTACAGCCTCAACTACTCGTACAAGGTGATGGAGCAGGCGGAGGGTCGGATTGACCGCATCAACACCCCTTACACTGACTTGTGGTACTACTACTTCAAATCAGAGTCTAGAATCGATTCCGCTATCTCAAAGGCAGTGGTCGAGAAGGCCACGTTCAACGAGCGCATATTCGCTCACGATCTGTAAAGGAGCGCCGTCATGGCACGCAATCTAATTCTCTCTGACCCCTCTGATAACGACTGGTGCATGGTTTGTCGCATTGGTAGTATCGGGGACGATGTTCGGCATACTATCTCTTTCTACAAGTCTGAGGGGGAGGCCAAGACAGCCGCTCAGAGTCTTAAGGATAAACTCGACATCCCGGTCAACATTCAGATCTTTAAGTACTCGTATGCGTCAGACGAGATGGGACTTCTGAAGTTGCTGGTTCTCGACGGGGTTGATTTCATCGTCAAGTACGTGGTTGGCTGAATAATGGCTTGGTATAAAGACGTCTGGTGTGTTTTGTCAGTCATTAAGTTCGAGGAGCCATTCGAGCCTTATGTTGTGTTGAGTATCCATCCAAACAAGGCCGAAGCGCAGTCACTTGTGCTTAGATTATCTGAGGACGAGCGTTGGTCGACGACAGTTCGCTTGTTAAAGTATAATCGGCATATCCGTGACCTTAAAGAGGGCGACATCCTCTGCGGGCACAAACTTAGTATAGTCATGAACTACTACGAAAAGGAGCGTAATAGCGATGTTGTTCGGGAAGTCATTCGAGAAGCTCATTAATCCGACGTTTTCTCTTGAGGAGACCAGGGCGGGGACCCAGGCTAAACTGACCGTCCTTGTGGACGATGGAACGAATCCTCCTTATGAGGCGTATATGTCGTATATTATCAACCCCGAACTATTCACGAGGTTCGGATTGATGACTTATGCACACACTCACACCGCACTCTTGAAGGAGCTCTGTAATACGGATCTGAAACCGCCAGAGCCTTGTGAATGCAAGTCGTTGGCGTGGACGGAGACGCATCCAAGCGACAAGGTGGAATACTGGAGTACGCTCGACGGGCATATGTATCCAAGGCCACATACGAAACTTTGCCCGAAGAATCCCAAGAATAGGAAAAAGAATGACTGATACTATTGTCTGCGGAATTGACCATCATCTCGGATGGATGCTGCATGTGATTTCTTGTGAATGTGCTACGGGACTTCGCAATGACTTCATGTGGTTCTTCAATACTCGGAAGGAGGCTGAGGCTCATCTCGAACAGCTTTCTAGTACAAAAACAAGAAGGAACATGATCGTCAAGATCGTCAAGGTCCGAGCATTCGAGCACCTCGGGTCCGGATTTGAACAGGTTGAAAAGGAGAACTGAAATGTTCATTGTGCAAGTTGAATATGAAATTGTGGGCGAAGGATTTGTCGAATCTTGTGAGGGTTTTGACAAGTTGAGTGAGGCTCGCAATTTTGGTCACGATGTGATCGATGAGCTTTGCGACAATCTTGAAGAGGGCGTTGAAATCGATGACGCAACGATTCGCATTTGGCATGTAGGCGGCGGAGAGATCGCCGAGACTCTTGAGAAGGAAGACTGAAATGAACGCTGATTACTCGACTGATGTTATTGGACACCCTGAGCGGATGATCTACCGATTCTCGATCGTCGGATATTTGTTCGGGCGAGAGTTGTGGAGGAAGACGTTCTTCTGCGATGACAAGGAGCGCGGAGTTGTCTACGCAGAGTGGTACCTCAAGAATCGCGTGGCGAGCATCGCTTGCGATCGGTACCGGGTTGAGGTGTTCGATGGTGACAATACTCGTACTCTACTTGGGGGACGGGCTCCTAAGAAGAAGGATCCTTGGAAGGCTGACGTGGCTGACGTCATGAGGATGTACTCTCCTTGGGATACGACTTTCAAGGGAGCAGTCAATCAGGCTGGCTGGAAGGAGCGTCACGGCGTGTCACGGGTTCGTAGCGCGGCCATGCGTGTTGGAGTTGGAGCAGGGCGGCACTGATTTTTGATGGGTGGGGGATCTCTTAAATGGGGTCCCCCGCTCGTCAAAAGAGACTTGGATTATCGTTTTTTTGCCCCCTCAGCGCCTAAGTTCTTTACCATTTCTTTACCTTTTTAAGTGGGTTATTGGACCTGAGTGGGTTTGCGGTTTTGTCAAAATTGACGTCAAGTGGGTTAGTGGTTCTTAGACGAGAGGTGATTTTGCCGAAATTGGTTGTCAATTTTTGACAACTTGTCATTTTTAAAACAAAAATGACAACCCATTTTTCGTTGGAATAGCAACGAAAAGTCTATCCATTTGTCATTTGTCATTTTATTTTATTAAGATAATAAATAAAATTATATATATATAATATAACCCCCCCTAAAAGACAACGTTTTTGACAAGTAGCTTTCGACCCGAAAATTTTACCAAATCTTTACCTAAGTGTTGCTCCCATCCGAGAAGCGGTCGCTCCCTCTAAGAAGCAGCCGCCTCTTCCCAAAAATCTGGGTCGCGGGATACCACGCTTATGAGAATTCCTCATCTAGGACTTTAGTCCCATATTCCTTCAAGTGGGTATGACCGGAGGTTAAACACGTCCAGCATAATGGAGAGAATGAAGGAATCGACCCATTGACCCACTTAAGTGGGTAACAGGTCTAGGACTAAAGTCCTATATGCTACTCTCCTTATACCGTTTACCGCACCCTCGAAAGGAGCCAACATGAGTGTGCGCGAGAACAAGTATCAGAGCGAGCTGATCAAGAAGATCTCCACTCTGTACCCACAGTCTATGATCCTGAAGAACGACCCGAATTATATTCAGGGCATTCCGGATCTCCTGGTGCTCTGCGATGAGCACTGGGCCATGCTTGAGGTCAAGGCTTCGCGCAAGGCCTCACACCGCCCCAACCAAGAGCACTACATTGCAAAGCTCAATCACATGGGGTTCGCTCGGTTCGTATATCCCGAGAACGAGGAAGAAGTCCTCCAGGATCTCGACGAGTATTTCAGCCAGGCGTGACGTATGCAGTTTTACGACCATTACAACCTCGCCGGCAAGCACGCATTCCTAGGGGCCAGCAAATCGTCATGGCTCCGATACGATGAAGCGAAGTTACGGGAGACCTATCGCAAAGCACAAGCGGCTGCGCTTGGAACTCGCTTGCACGAATTAGCTGCAGAACATATTCAGTTGGGCCTCCCATTTGGAGAGCCCGATGAACGCGACCCGCTTATGGCAACAGTCGCGAAGTTCGTTAACGACGCAATCTCGTACAAGATGAGCCCAGAGACAGTACTATATTACAGCGAGTACGCCTTTGGGACCGCAGACGCTATATCCTTTGACGAGGACTCCGAATTCCTTCGCATTCACGATCTCAAGACCGGGGCGGGTCCAACCAAGTTCGAGCAGCTCGAAATTTACGCGGCCCTGTTCTGTCTCGAGTATGGCGTGCAACCAACTGTACAGATGCAACTCCGCATCTACCAACACGGCGAACCTCGAACCCATATTCCCGAGTCAGATGACATCCGGGATATTATGGATCGGATTGTTCATTTCAGTGATATTCTCATGGAGAGCGACAATGACTGAAGATACTCTATCCCACTACGGCATTTTGCGGAAGTCGGGCCGGTACCCGTGGGGCTCGGGCAAAGACCCGTATCAGCGCTCACGCGATTTCCAGGGCCTTGTTAAGGGGCTCGCGGATAAGGGTATGAGCGAAGCTGAGATCGCTAAGGGTCTCGGTATGACCACCACCGAGTTGAGGGCCACCAAGTCCATTGCTAAGCGCGAACGCCAGGCGGTGGAGATTGCAATGGTCCGGAAGCTCGACGCGAAGGGTATGTCCCAGGCTGCTATTGCTGACCGCATCGGCGTCTCGGCCTCGACCGTCCGCAACTACCTCAAGGATGACGCAGGCAAGACCTCGTCCAAGATCGAGGGCGTCGCGGATATTCTCAAGCGAGAGACCGACAAGCACCGTTATATTGATATCGGCAGTGGCACGGAAGTCTCACTCGGCACCACCGCAACTACACTCAAGCTTGCCTCGGCCACTCTCGAGGCACAAGGGTACCAGGTTCAGGATATTAAGATCCGGCAGCTTGGTACAGACAACTACACCTCTACTCGAGTTCTTGTCGCCCCTGGCATTCCCAAATCTGAGACCGTCAAGAACCTTGACAAGATCA